GCGGTATGTCTGCTGATGTGGTACTAGGTGGTGGTATTGGTGCTCAAGAAACAGCTACATATATGTATTTCTTGAATACTAATTACATCTTCTTCCGCCCACACAAAGAGCGTAATTTCGTTCCTATCGGTGGTGAGCGTCAGTCAATCAACCAAGATGCAATCGTTAAGTTATATGGTTGGGCTGGTAATTTAACTTGTTCTAATGCCTCTTTACAAGGCATTTTGACAGGTACTTAATCATATCCATAGAAAAGGAAAATTATCATGGCATATACCGTTCTCCCCATCGCTGGCGTAGATTTGAATAATGTGGCTAACACAAATACAAACTCTGCTGGCACAGCAATCTCAACCTTTGGCCCACTCGGTGCTGAAACATTTGGAAACACAGGTTTCCGTTATGTTTTTGCCCAAGCTGGTGTTGCAATTGCGGCTTCAACCGCTACTTGCGTAATTAACGCATCTACATTCCAAGCTACCTTGGGTGCAGGTACATACTTGTCAGGTGCTTCAATGGCATCAGGCGATTATGGTTGGTTTAGCAAGGCTTCTGTTTGATTAGCTTAAAACGCTAAAATGTAGTAAAAACGAGGGGTTGGCTCACAAGGCTAACCCCTTTTTCCTTTAACTTTACCTAATTACTTAGGAGATTTAAAAATGGCACTTCCTTCAGATCAAAACAATGCAGATAATCGGTTACAAGTACGCTTTTATAAGCGATCAGTACATCAAGAACAAGAATCAATGGATGCTGGCAGACCAATCTTTAAAGATTTTGATTTTGTCCAAATTTGCGTAGCTGGTGATTCTTTAACCGAAATTGACACTTATGCCCTAGCTAGTCATAAAACCCGTTTTCCTATTCAATGGGCTAATTACATGAATAGACAAGGTGCAAACGATGAAGAAGTGGTAGGAACACCTGTAGCAGAATGGCCTTTAGTATCAAAAAGCCAAGCTGAAGAATTACGGGCAATGAAGTTTTACACTATTGAATCTATTGCAAATGCTTCAGATCAGCAATTACAGCGTATGGGAATGGCGGCAGGAATGTCCCCTTTTGCGTTCCGTGATAAAGCAAAGGCATTTTTAAATCTAGCTACCAATGCGGCAGAAACAGATAAGCGTGAGCAAGAAATTAACGCTTTAAAGGAAGAACTTGCCAAAAAAGATTTAGAAACTGCTAAAATAAAGGCAGAAACAGATGCAAAGCTGGCTCAAATGCAAGATCAGATGGCCGCTATACTTGTCGCTGTTGGTGAGAAAAAACCCCGTAAGAAAGCGGTAGCCACAGAGGAAGCCTAATATGTCATCAATTAGCACAGGAGTTGCAAAAAAATTAAGCACTTCCTGTGCTTTTTATACATACGCACATATAAACCCAACCACTAATAAAATTTTTTATATTGGTAAAGGCAAAAAATCAAGGTATTTAGCTACTGCAAGAAGAAATCCTCATTGGCAAAATATTGTTAATAAACATGGATTTAAAGCTGAAATATTAACTTATTGGGATTTAGAGCAAGATGCTTTAGATCACGAAAAACTGCTTATATCGTGTTTTAACGATATGGGCTATGTATTAGCAAACAAAACAACTGGCGGTGAAAACTGTCAAATGTCTGAAGAAACAAAGAAAAAAATTGGTCTTGCTCAGGTTGGCAAAAAAAGAAGTGAAATACAAAAACAAAATATGAGAATTGCCGCTAAAAATAAAGCAATTTCTAAAAGACCGCCATGTAAAGAATCTACAAAAGCACTTTTAAGCAATAAATTAAAAGGTAGAATTATTACAGAAGAATGGCGTAAAAAAATTAGTATTACAAAAAAATTAGCAAATAGGGAGCAATTATGAGTTCCACGATGTTACAGCTTGTACAGCAAGTTACCGCTGAACTTAACTTAGCCGTACCTACTTATGTAGCAGGAAACACTAGCCAAGATGTGCAACAAATTCTTGCGTTAATGAATCGTGCAGGGTACGACTTGATTAAGGAACACGATTGGCAAGCATTGGAGTTGGAATACAGGTTTTACACAACTGCAATAACCACAACCTGTAATACTACGAGTGGTAGTTATTTATTGACTAACATTCCTAGTACGACAGGTTTGGACAGCAATTATTCTATTGTTGGCACAAGTATTCCGCAAGATACTTATGTTGATACAGTTCTTGGTGCAACTAGCTTAAATACTACCCAATTAGCTTCTGCAACATCTACAGGTGGTTCAGTCACATTTAGTAGGACTATTTACCCCCTACCTACTGACTACGAAACCATTACCGATAACACCCATTGGGATAAAACGAAGCATTGGCAGATGCTTGGCCCAGTTGATGCACAGCAATGGCAATGGCTTAAATCAGGATATATTTCAACAGGCCCACGGGTTCGTTGGAGAATCTTAGGCAATAAATTTGAAATATGGCCACCATACAACACCCAAGAATATCTAGGGTTTGAGTACCGTTCTAAGGGATGGGTGAGAAGTGCGGCTGATGTTGTTAAAAATAGCTTTACAGTCGATACCGATACATCCGTACTAGATGACGCAATTATCGTATTGCTGACTAAACTCAAATACTTTCAAATTAAGTCATTTGACACTACTGCATTGCAACAAGATTACAGCCGTTACCTATCAATAGCTAAAGCTAACGATAAGGGTTCTGCTACCCTATCTTTTGCACCTGCTCCAAGTGCCGTGCTTATTGGCTGGGCAAACATACCTGACACGGGGTACGGAAGTTAATCGTGTATCCATCTAGTTCCATTTTTAATGCGACTAATGGTATGTTGTTTAACACCATATTCTTCCGCAATAATGCGTTGAAGCCTATCGTCTTTACGAATGGCAGTAACTTGTTCTTTGGTCAATTTAGCCCAATTACAGCGTTCTCCGCTATTGCTAGTGTTGTGTTTAACTTTATCGGCATGATTATTTTTTGGAGTATCCCATCGAAGATTGCTAATGTGATTGTTTTGATGGTTTCCATCATTGTGACAACATTCCATTCCTTGTGGACATTTGCCTACAAAAGCATCAAGAACCAATTTATGCGGTCTTACAATTTTTTGTTGGTTATTTTTCCAAAGATTCAAAAATGGTCTACCATCTTTTTTTGCAAAAGTAATTTTTTTAAGCGTTTTAGTTATTTTGGAGCGTACATTGCCGTGATTAGAAATTTCATAAATACCTTCAAAATCAATTACATCAAGCCATTGTTCCATAATAATCCCCTTAACATTGATATGGGGATATTATAGCATGCCAGTTCCTAAAAGGTTTACCGCTAAGACTACTTCTTTAGCTTCCCCTATTGGTGGGTGGAACGCTAGGGATTCGTTAGCTGAAATGCAACCGTTAGATGCGGTGCAATTAGTCAACTTTTTTCCTACCCCTACCGATGTAACCCTTAGAAAAGGGTATTCTCAGGTTTCTACAGGCATCACGGGGGAAGTACAAACCCTAATGAATTATGCAAAGTATGACGGTACAAACACGCTTTTTGCCGTAGCTAACGGGGTTATATATAACGCATCAACAAACCCTGCAACTTCTGTATTTACAGGATTAGCTAATAGCAAGTTTCAGCATTGCATGATTTCTACCGATGGTGGTAATTTTATTATTGCCGTAAACGGTCAAGATTCCGCTATGATTTATGACGGTACACGCTGGGCTAGGATGGCTACCACAAGTACCGCACAAACTATTTCAACTATCACACGAGGTGGTACAGGTAATCTAACAGCTACCCTAACAACTGCCGCACCGCATGGACTTGTAACAGGTAATCGGGTTGTTATTAGCGGTGCTACAGAATCAAATTACAACGGTACTTATGTTGTTACTGTAACGGGTGCTAGTGCCTTTACCTACACAATGGCTACCGCACCAGCGGCAAACGCTACCGTAGTTGGAAGTTACACAGTATTGGGTATTACAGGCGTAAACAGTAACACATTTGTTAATGTCAATATGTGCCAAAACAGACTGTTTTTTGTGCAAAAAGACACAATGACCTTTTGGTATTTACCCGTGGAATCTATCGGTGGTGCGGCATTAGACTTCCCTTTAGGGGCTATTGCCCGTTCAGGTGGTTTCTTGCAAGCAATGGGAACATGGACTTTAGACGCTGGTTATGGCGTAGATGACCTATCCGCTTTTGTTACAAGTATGGGCGAAGTCATTGTTTACAAGGGTACAAACCCTAGTGATCCTAACGCTTGGAGCGAGGTCGGAGTTTGGCAAATGGGTCAAACCTTTAGCCGTAGATGCTTTTTTAAATTTGGCGGTGACCTGCTATTACTGACCCAAGACGGCTTAGTACCGATGTCTGCCGCCCTGCAATCATCCCGTTTAGATCCCCGTGTAAATCTAACCGATAAGATTTATTTTGCTGTAAGCCAAGCGGCAACTACTTTTTATGCTGAATTTGGTTGGCAGATTAATTACTTTGCTAGTGAAAATATGTTGATTTTGAACATTCCTACTGGTTTAGGGTTTGAACAATATGTCATGCACACCATTACTAAGTCATGGGCTAGATTTACTGGGGTAAACGCTATTTGTTGGGAAGTGTCTGCGGATAACAAGATTTACTTTGGGGCTAACGGTTATGTAGGGCAGTTCTATACCCAACCATCAGATAACGGTTCTAACATTGTTGCAACTGCACAGCAAGCGTATAGCTATTTTGACAGCCGTGGACAGCTTAAACGATTTACGCTAGTACGCCCTATCCTACAGACCGATAACGGCTTACCGACAGTTTTATGCGGTATTAGCACCGATTTTGACACCC